TGGACCAACATTTAATGATATTGAATCTGAAATAAAAGATTCGGTACAAAAATATATTCCAAATTTACAAATTACTTCTGTGAAGGTTGAACCTATAATATCACCTGATGGTGATTCAAATTTAACTACGTTTAATGAAACTGATGGTTTAACATTACCCGATTTAGCAACTAATGAACATACTGCAAAAGTAACTATAAATTATAATGTTACAAGTAATGTGTTTAATACATCTGACTTTATAATTATTAATATATAAAATGGCAAAACAGATTTCATATACCACAAGAGATTTTCAGTCGATTAGATTGGAACTTATTAATTTTGTACAAACTTATTATCCTGATTTAATTCAAAACGCAAATGACGCATCTGTTTTTTCTGTTTTTTTAGATTTAAATGCTGCGGTTACGGATAACCTTAATTTTAATATTGACAGGTCTTTACAGGAAACTGTTTTACAATACGCTCAAAAAAATTCGTCAATATATAATATTGCTAGAACTTATGGATTAAAAATTCCTGGATTAAGACCATCAATTGCTTTAGTTGACTTTTCAATTACTGTTCCCGCTCTTGGTGAGGGTGATAGTGAAAACTTAGAATATTGTGGTATATTAAGAAGAGGTAGTCAGGTCTTAGGTGCTGGACAAACGTTTGAAACTCCATATGATGTTGATTTTTCATCACCATTTAATGCTGAAGGATTTCCTAACAGATTAAAAATACCAAATTTTAATGCGAATGGTACTCTTATTAATTATACAATAGTTAAAAGAGAACCTGTTGTTAATGGTGTTACAAGAGTTTTCAAAAAAGTAATTACTCAAGCTGACTCAAGACCATTCTTAGAAGTTTTTTTACCTGAAAAAAATGTTTTAGGTGTTACAAGTGTATTAGTTAAAAACGGCACAAATTATACTAATATTCCTACAGTTCAAGAATTTTTAGGACAGAGTGATAGATGGTACGAAGTACAAGCTTTAGCTGAAGATAGAATTTTTATTGAAGATACTACAAAAACTTCTGATAATCCAGGTATTAAAGTTGGAAAATATTTACAAACAAATCAAAAATTTATTACAGAATATACTCCACAATCATTTTTAAAAATGACTTTTGGTGGCGGTAATACATCTACAGATGAATTATTAAGAGAATATTCTAGAAACGGAACACCATTAGATATATCAAAATATCAAAATAACTTTTCATTAGGAGCAACAATCCAACCGAATACAACTTTATTTATACAATATCGAGTTGGTGGAGGATTACAAAGTAATTTAGGTGTTAGTATAATTAATCAAGTTGGAACTATTAATTTTTCAGTTAATGGACCAAACTCAAATCAAAATACTAATACAATTGATTCATTAAGTTGTAATAATGTTACTGCAGCTATTGGTGGAGCGGACGCACCAACAATTGAAGAAATTAGAAATTTAGTTAGTTTTAATTTTGCGGCACAAAATAGAGCAGTGACTATCAATGATTATGATGCAATATTAAGAAAAATGCCTTCACAGTTTGGAGCACCTGCTAAAGTTGCAATAACTGAAGAAGATAATAAGATTAATATTAATATTTTATCTTACGATACTGAAGGTAATTTAACAAGTACTATATCAAATTCACTTAGAAGTAATATTGCAACATATCTTTCTAACTACAGAATGATTAACGACTATATTTTTATATCTAGTGCTGAAGTTATTGATTTGGCGTTTGATGTATCTGTAGTATTGGATGCCAGTCAAAACCAAGGAGTCGTTATTACAAATTTAATTGATAAGATTAGTGAATATATGAGTCCTACAACTCGTAATATGGGACAAAATGTTTATGTATCAGAAATAAGAAGATTAGTACAAGATGAAAATGGTGTAATCACTGTTGCGGATATTAAGGCATATAACAAAGTTGGTGGGTTATATTCATCATCTCAAACATCACAAAGGTATTCAAATACATCAACTAAACAAATCGAATTAATAGACGATACTATTTTTGCACAACCTACACAAACTTACGATGTTAGGTTCCCTAATAAAGATATTAGAATTTTAGTAAAGAACTTATCTTCAGTTAACTTTAGCTAAGATTGTTTATTTTTATAAAAGTGTGTTTAAAATATTTATTAAAAAACACACATGTCATCATCATATAGAATTAGAACTGAGTTAGGGGTAAACAAGACCATTCAGGTTAAGTTAGAACAAAATTTTGACACACTAGAATTATTGTCTTTAACAATCTCGCCTAATAATTTATATACAAGGTCTTGTGCGAATTATGGTGTTGTCGTTGGTAGGGTTTTTTGTAATAATGGATTTGGACTACCAAACGTTAAGTTATCTATTTTTATAGGTATTGACGATTTTGATGCTAATGATGTTATTATTAGTACGTTATATCCTTACAGAACAGTTAATGACGTAAACGAAGACGGATATAAATATAATTTATTACCATATAGTCCATCATATAACGGACACATACCCGTTGGTACTTTTCCTGACAGGGAAGATGCTTTAGTAAATGATACTGTTATACAAGTTTATGACAAGTATTATAAATTTACAGTTAGTACTAATGATTCGGGTGATTTTATGATTTTCGGAGTTCCACCTGGTCAACAGACATTGTTTATGCAAGTTGATTTATCAGATATTGGTGAATTTTCAATGACACCTCAAGATTTAATTAGAATGGGTATTGCTAATGAATCCCAATTAGATGGTACACAATTTAAATTTTCAACTAACTATAGTGAATTACCTCAAATTGTTACTATTTCTAAAACAATACAAGTAAGACCATTTTATGGTGAACAAGAAATTTGTGATTATGCAATTGTTAGGACGGATTTTGATTTAACATCTGAAAGAAATATTTTAATACAACCCACCGCAGTGTTTATAGGTTCAATATTCTCAACTCAAGATGAATTAAAAGTAGAACCTAATAGAACTTCTCAAGCAACACAAGATAGAAACTTTTGTAAAGTTAAAAAATCTATTGGCGAAATGTGTGATTTAACCACAGGTCCTGGACAAATTTTGGCAATAAGACAAACTTCATTTGAAGATGCTGATGGATTACCGGTTCTTGAAGAATACAAATTAGAAAACGCTGGTAAAATAATTGACGAAGATGGTGCTTGGGTAACTGAGGTACCTATGAATTTGAACTATGTTTATACTGATGAAGAAGGTAATCGAAAAATAAGTAATAATCCTAAACTTGGTATCCCAACTACGAGTAAATATCGATTTAAAGTTAAATGGGACCAGTCACCACAAATATCAGAACAGACAAAAAGGGCTTATTTTTTAGTACCTAATATTAAAGAACATGGGTGGAACAGTAGTGATATCGACCCAATAAATGTGAGTCTATACGACGGTAATGATATTGTCACAAGTCCTGATTTATACACAACTGAAGCGACTTTATTTTCAATTATAAATCAAAATGATTTTAATCTTTATGTTTATAGAATTTATCAAACAAGTAATGCTGAAAAATTACAAATATTTTATCCTGACGGTAGACAATACTTAAGTAAAAATTTTGTAAATGGTAATACTAATTTTCAGATAGTTTGGGAAAAGACAGATTTTGAAACTCCAACTCAAATACAATTCCTTAGAATTTTAAAAACAAGATATAAGTTAGAGCAATCATATGCCTTTAGTCTTGATTGGTTAGATTATGCTGATATTGATGATGCGATTTTATGTAAAGATACATTTATGGAAATGTATTATAATAAAGTGTATACTGTAAGTCAGATGATTGATAGATATGCTGGTGGTATTAGACCATCAAGTACTATACAAGTTAAAAATATACAAGATTCAAAATGTAATGGAACTTATAATAAGTTTCCAACTAATGATGTGTTTTATCGAACATCTTATCAGTTTGTATTTTATAACATGTTAATGGAGAGTCTCAAATATATATTACTTGGGGTAATAATTACTATGCATGTATTGGCTTTTTTCTGGTTAGTTTTAGGTCCAATTATTGCTGTAATACTTTGGGTAGTACAAGTGTTTATTAGAGGTATTTGCGGGTTTCTTAATTGGCTTCGTAGAAAATTTAATAAAGCGGAAAGAGAATGTGCTCCTGTTAGTGATTTTAGAAGTTTGATTAAAAATAATCCATTTTTAAACATTAACTTAGCATTATTAATATATACTGAAGATGGTTGTGAAAGATGTAATTGTAGTCCTGATGGGATAACTGCGGATACAGGAATAACTTCTGAATATACTCCTTACCAAGATTTACAAGCGTCTATTTTAGCTGACACTACTAGTTTTGAATATTATTTAGGTAGTCCTAATGTTGATTTTAACACCCTTAATGATAACGAATATGTACCAGTTATTCTTGCTGGTAACGCTGGTTTACTTGGAGTTCGAAAAAGAACACCATTTCTTATTGTATCAACTACAGTTGCTACGGGAGATGGTGATATTGACTATAACGAAAGAAAATTTTCAACATCTTTACCTTTTTCAGAATATTTAAATAAATTAAATTTTGATAGTTATTATTTTGTTCCTAAGTTGATTCAAGGAAACAATCCTGACCTTGGTAATAGTTTGATACCAAGAGGTATTAAAGTTCAAATTGAACCTGAATTAAATCCAAACAAATATCATTATGATAGTTGTATGTTTATTGTTTTGGATGAAGGGCAAACATTTGATAATGGTACAATCTTGTCTTTCCAAGACCCTAGTTTATCTAATGATAGAAATAACGTTAGTATTTTTAATACTACAGGAACTACTGGAGCTATTGCACCTAATGGGGTTTACAATGGTGAAAATCTTGTCGGTTATAATGTAACAGTTAATTGGTTAAATCCTAATATAGATAACCCAACAAATAATATAACAACGTATGTAATAACCGCAGATACTAATGTAGAAGCTGTAACATATTTCCCATCAGATATTGAATATTTTCAGGTTATAACAACAATAAATTTAAGTCGAATAGGTGGATTTTCGGATGAATACTCAATGTATAATTATACCCCTTTTGGTATAAATTGTTTGTACAAATTGGTTAGAAGTAATCCAGGATGGCTTGATTTAGGTGGTGTTAATTCTTGGAGAGCACCAATTGGAAGTCTTATACAAGGTAATGGTATGCCTCAAATTAAAGTTGCTTTATTAATGAGAGGGGTAGATGTTCATTCACCTAGAGTTTACCAAAAAATAACATTTGGTGGTTTGATTGCTAGTACTGAAGGTGGTGATGATTATGTTGAGGGATATTATAAACTTAATATACCTAGACAATATAAACCTTTTTTAAGTGCCGCCCAACAAAAAATAGTAAATAGACAGAATCAGTTACAAACAAATAATAGTGTTGATGAAGTATTCTCAACAATATTCTATGAATCATACATGTTTAATTATTCAAATGGATTTGTTCCTTTTACATCTGATTTACACACATATTATTCGGCATTTGATGGGAAAAATTTTGGAACTAGTAATATTCCTGTTGAATATACAAATACTAATGAACCAGGATATATACCTTTTAATGGTAATGGTGATATGTATACAACCAATTTAGGATACATGCAGGTTAATCATGGTAATTTTTTCGCATGGGATTTTCAGTCGACAGAAACTTGTCCTAGCGGTGAAGCTCAAGACCAATGTGGTAATATCCCAAATTCACCAACAACTCATTTTACATCATATAACCCTAAATCAATTGTAAATAATTATCCAGTGCGTAATGGATATAATGTTGGGTTTACTCTCGATGGTGGTTCAGTATACCAATTTCTATTAGATGGGTGGTACGCAGTTTCTGAAAATTGTAGTGATTCTGACCAATATTTAACTGAAGACGTAGTTAATTCTATATCTTATTTCTCGCCATCGTATAGAACAATCACTCCACCACCATCAAACACACCAGTTTATAATTCAGTTAATTTTAATAATAGAAATAAAATTGTTGTTAGGTGTGAAAGGATGCCAACATCGACTAGTGAAGATATTTCAGGACCTAATAGTTTTCAAATGCATCAAAACAGTAAATTTGCAATATTCTCATTTACTGACACAGGAAATGTATCGGCTCTAACAAATATTACTCAATACCCGACACAATCAGATAATGAATCTTCAACCGCATTTATTCCTTATAGTACAGTATTAGAATCTGTAACATCTTGTGAAAAAGCAGTTACTTTGGCATGTTATGACGTTGATACAGATGGTAATCCCTCAGTAGCACCTAATTTTTTAGATATCATGGAACCTGACCCAGGTAAAATAAAATACTTTAAATATGGTACTGGTTGTTATAATTTAGTATCAAGAGCGTTTGCTTCTTTACCTAAAGATTTAGCTAATATATTTGAATGGACAAATAGAAATAAAATTAGTAATGCTGCGTGTATGGATGTGTTCTCACATTCGTATTCTAACAGTTGGATTAATGGAACATTATTCGCATACCCATTTCAAAATAAAAGATTATTTGATTTTCAAAATAGACCATACAGTGTTTACTGTAAAGATACTATATACCTTCATGAAACAAGTAATAATTTCTATTATAGAAGTAGTCCATATTCGGTATCTGGAGAATTTATAGGTAGGGACAGTGAAATTACATCAGTTGGTAATAAAGCGTATTTGCAGAGTCCAACAACAATAATGGATTTAGGACCTAAAGCTTCTTTTATACAAGAAATAGTTAACACAGATGAATACGATGGTTACATAGTATCCAAACTACCATCAACATCATTTAAAGATGTTAGTGAGTTATTTAACTTATATGTACTAAGTAGGATTATTAAGAAAAATTTTTGGGAAGGTATATTAACGGCTTTAATACCTGATATTGTTACCTTCGCGTTTTTCTATAATCAAAGATGGAGTAATGGACCTAGTGTTCTTCCAGGTAATACTGATGGTGATTATCCACAAATGTTATCAATAAATTCAGAATTTGGTATTACTGAATTTAACATTTCAAATTATGCGCAACCCGCTGATTCGGCGTATCAACCAATATATTTTAGTAATTCATTTGGTTCACCGATATTTGGAGTCTTCTTAACAGGTAATACCCAAGACAGAGATTATATATCACCTAGACGAACAATTATTGTAGAAAATGCGTTAGTGACAAGTCCACAATATTATTACTATGTGGAGATACCTACAAAAACACAAATTGTTCCATTTTACCAGTGGAATTTAATTGATGAAGAAAATATTTTTGGTGATAAAAATAATAATTGGAAAACAGAATATCCATCAGGTAGTGGTAATTATTCACAAGAATTTTTTAATTACGAATACCAAAAAATGGATAGAATTAATCCCGCATCAAGATACTTTAAACCCGATGGTATTAACGCAAGTAATTTTAGAGGAACTATCATAAATTTTGAAAATGGATTACCAACTAAAAATTTACCTTCAGGATACGATTACGCTCCATTTACTGTCGGTGACCCATTCCATTTTTATTTTGGTTTGAAAAAAGGTGCGAGTGCTATGGATAAGTTTAGAATAAAATATGTTAATACCGAAGAAATAATTGAGTAATCAAAATGAAATAAGGATAATTAAAGGTTCGTTAAGATATGCTGGCGCAAATGACGTATCATCCACATTGCCGGTAACTTTACAAAACACTCAAAAGGAATTAACCGAATATGACAGAAATTTACTTGTCGATTTAGGTAGTCTTTTTGATAGTGATAGACAAAGGGCTAATAAATTTGTACCAACATGTAAGTTAACATTTATTTTTCAAAATGCTTACAGTGGATTTACCGCAGGGTCTAAATTCGCACCATATAAACCGATTAATCACAATTTATATTACGTTAATCCCGAACAGTCTCGTATTGAACAATCATCACAACAAAATCCTGATAATGAGATTGCTTGGGGAGGATTTCCTCAGTACAATGAATTTTGTTTTATAAGGACTGATTCTAATGTCTCAGGATACACTGTTGCGGCTCCTAACGAAACACCACATGTTTTATTTGACCCAAAAGACGCATCATTTTATAATTGGTTTGTTTATTTGTCATATCCTTATCAAAATGATTATGAACAACAACTTGAATATGTTCAACCAAACGGTGAATTATTTAATTGGATTGTTGGTGATGGTATACCATTTTATATTACTAATGGGGAAATTAATGGACACCCTGTGATTTATTTTAATTGTCCATATCCTCATGGTTTATTACCTGATGATAGTATTGAATTATCATTTTCATGTAATACTCAAAACATATTTGATGTTTACACATTAGGTAATGAATTTGCTGGCTCGATTGAAACAATATTTACAATATCTAATATTGGATTTACTTGTGGACTTTTTGGTGACGGGGCAAATGGAACATTTAAAAGAATTATAAATAAAGCAAATCCTGAAGAATCTAAATCTAAATATTATATCAGAAAACATCTTATTGTTAGTGATTATAATGACGCAATTCTAACTAATGCCGGATTTGAAAATAATGGGTTTAGAAAAAAAACAAAATATGAATCATCGTCTTTAACACCAAATTTTAGACCGAGAGTTTCAGTTAAGGAATCTAATCAAACTTATAATTTATCATTTAAAAATGATTTTAGTGTTTCACAATTAAGGGATAATCTTAAACGACCCCTGACTGAATTATATGTTACTATAGTTAATAGAGGTCGATTTGGTTGGTTTGACGAACTAAGACAAGGTTGGCATTTTAATATTGGTCCTAATGTTAATACATGGTGGACTGAAAACCCTAATTCATATTTTGATATTAGTCAAGGAGTGTTTATTAAACCTGGTCCTATTATTAATGTTAACGGCAATAATGTATCATTACCTATTTATTTTTATTACAATAATCCATTAAATATTAATGATTCAATAAATGGACCTTTGTGTGAATGGAATAATATGACACAAGAAGAAGTTGTTATTTCAGAATATTACCATAAGATAAGGTTTAATCAAAAAATTTTTAATACTGGTGTAAATTATAACCGAGGTTATTATTATAATCCTCATTATAAATTACAACTTAGAAGTTTTTCATCGTATGTTGAAGAAAGTGATGGACAAGTCATCGATAACTTACCTTATTATAGTTATTACTCAAATTTAAACCAAGAGTTTATATGGAGGGATATTTACCCTTATGGGTTTGTTGATAATGATGGGGTTGGTGTTGATAATCCATTTTTAAATAATAAACACTATTTGTTTGAAAATTTTATTTTCAGATTAATACCTGAAGGAAGTAATGTAGACCAAACCTTCACACAAGTTAATGACCCAACAATAGATGATTGTGAATAAATATAAAATAGTAAATTCAAACTTGAGCAAAAAAATAAATGTTGCTTTAGATATGAATTGGGATTTTTTAGATAGAGAAGATAGTTTAATAAGATATGAGGGAGATATATTACCTGATATTTTAGGTAATCCTGTTGACTATGAAGTTGAAAGATTTTTTAAACAACCTGAATTTAATGGTATTGAAAGTGGGTTTACGTATAACTTTAATTTTAAAAACGCAAGCGCAAATACATGGACACTAAGTTATTTGGAATCAGATAGATTTACGTTTAAGGAAGTTTATGAAAATCAACCAAAATTTGGTAAATCATTTTTTAAATTAGATTTGTATGATACGACAAATAATCTAAGAAGAAAAAATTATCTAACTATAATAATAAATAAAAGGAATAATAAAGTACCATATCTTTTACAAAATCCTGAAAGATTAGTTGAATTAGATATTCCGTCATACACTTTAAATTATAATAAAAATCAAGAAGGGTTTTTCATTTATTGGTTTAAGGACCCAAGTATTTTAAATATTAATACCTTGTATATGAGTTGTAAATTTTTTGACGCAAATACAGGTCAATTTACTGTATTTACAACTAAAAATCAAAATGAATCTACAAGTCCAAATCAATTATCCTATGATTTTTATTATAAACAAGTAAACTTTAATTATACCAATTATACATACACAATTACACCTGTTGATGAAATTGATAATATACTAAACAAAATAGATTGGTATGAATACGTAAACCCTTAAATGATGGACATATATAGAATAAAAATATCACCTGAAGTTCTTAATGGGGACATTATAAACGAAACCTATAGTGGATATAGTTTTGGCGTTTATACAGGATTAACAAATATTTTAAGTGGTGGAATTAATGGTACATCATTACTAACTGGTTTAACTGTACCGATATTATTAAAACAAAAATATCAAGACATTGGATATTATAGCGGTTTTGATGGTAATATATCACAAGAAGTTATATCGACTAATTTTATATTTTATGGTAATGTGAATGATGAATATACATATAGTTTTATTAATACATCGGATACTGAAAATGTTTATTTGTTCGATTCAACATATGTCGTTAAATGGGGTGACGGTAGTCAGGAAATAGTTACATCGTCTTACCCAATTAGTTTAACTCATACTTACCCTAACCCTGTTTCACAACCGGTATATTACACTATAACTTTAACACAGGTTAACACATGGGGTACAGTAAATGTTGAAAAAATTGTTAAAATACCATATTCAATTAGTGTTGATGATAATCCATTTGGAACGGTTACTTTTGCTAATAATAATGGAACTTGGAGTGGAACTCCGTCGTCATACAACTTTACTGCGACTGGTGACGCTTATAATAATCTTGCCCAACAGGTGAGTTCGTTTTACACCACAGTACCATTTATTGTTAGTGGTAATACACTATCAAGATTAAGTGACTTAATAACCTACGGGCCAATTCAGTTTACTGTCGGTCAATCAATATTACTTGCGGATGGTACATATGGTACTATAGATTCATTAACTGAAGCTTATACAGGATATACCATTAATGATGTAACGTATTATGATTTTTCTAATGGAACCAGTGTATTTGTATTACCATCTTCAGGTATGACATCTGAAATGTTTTCAGTAAGTGCTATTACTAAAAATGAAGCATTATTGAACATCATTGACCAACCACAATTATTTAATAGTGTTTTTGTTGAAAGAGGTAAAAATTCGGGTGTTGAAAATTTCCAAAGAATAGGGGAAGTATCGAATATGTATGATTTACTAAACTACGGATATAACTTTTTTAATATTGTTTAGAAATACAAAATTAACTATTTATAAAAATAAACTATTAAACTAAAAACCTTTGGCTACAGGTAATTACGGAACTATAAGATTAGCGGATGTGAGTCCGGCTGATGTTGAAATTATATTAAATTATACCCCATCAAGAGATGAAACTCAAAACTTTATCCTTAAAAAATTAAATTCGTTAGATATTTTAAGACCGTATTTTAGTAATACAAGTGTTGGTGGTAGTACAAATGAAATTTTAGGTGGGTTATACAACCTTACATTACCTGCTGATGAATTTAATAGTTTAGGGATTTATACTTTATTACTAAGACCTACTCAAATTAGAACAACAATTACGGATTGCGGTGTTCTATCTGCGTTGCCAAATGTTAGAGGTATTATAGTTGATTTATTAAATGTACCATCTGAATACCTTAATAAATTTGTAAATCAGGGTCTTGTTGGGTATCGAATAGAATATCTAAATAATGACGGAACTAAAATTACTAATTTTTTTAGAATTATTACATCTTCTTTTTATTGTGAGGCGGTATTAACCAATGTTAATAATACATCTGATAAAGCGGTTAGATATCGATATACTGAAAGTGAAAGTAATCTTTTGTTTTTAACACTTTCGCCTAGTTCGTCACCATCAAACAAACCTAATGTTACTCCATTTATAGGTTCACCTGGACAAAATATTTTAATTACAAACACATATTTTGACCCTACAACTGTTGAAGTAGAAATTGTTCAAAATGATATTGAAACATTGGCAATTGCTCTTTATGGTAATCAAACTAAATCAATGGAAGATGGGATTTACACTATTTACGATAGTGATAATAACATTTACAAACAATATAACCTTTACGAAATTAGAGACCAATTTAACGAGTTGTTATACGAAGTTAGACAAGACAGAGGTAATAATATTGATTTTACAAAGAATTTTGACAATATAACTGCGTAATGGCTAATTACACGTGTCCACCACAAAAAGCATCAGGTCAGGGTACCTTTTCAGATAACCTTGTTGGTTTACAATTAACACAAGGTGGTGGATTAACGCTTGGTAATTTTGCGTTTACAACAAACGCGACACAAAAAGTTAATAGAAATTTTGAGACTGGTGTTTTTTCAGAACCAATATCATTACAAAGTCTTAACATTAATACGATTGCTGAATCGCAATCAATTTTTAATTATAATTTTAAGATATTACCTAATTTTGATGAAACAGATGTAATGAGTTTTGTTGCGTACGGGTCTTTAAGTAAAAGATTTGAAGCGGCGATAACAAACATCATTAATTTCTTTCCTGGGTCAATAGACGTTCCTTCAATTAGAAGTAATTACACAACTGGTCTAACCGCATCAGGAATTATATATTATGGTAATGAAGATGAAACTAAATTAAATATACCTTTAGAAACTGTAAGAAATCCATTTGGAATTAACTTTACGGTAAATTCAACATCAAGTTTAAATAATTTAGGATTTAATGTTTCAAAATACCGTAATTTAAGTTTAAAATATTTAAGTTATATTTTAGAAATAAACTCAAATCAATATGAGTTAACTTATTTAGAACCAACGACTTCATTAACTGCGGGAACTTTAACGGTCTATGTTAAAGGAAACCCATTTTCAGGTAATTCATCATCTACAGATTTTTATTTAATACGACCTAACGATACGATAGTTAATGAAGTATTTAATTTAGAATTAGGTGAAATTGAAGAAGTTATTTTAAATAGATATACTACTCCAGAATATACGTATACTTTTAAAGTACCAACAATATCGGATGATGGATTAGTATATACATCAATTAGGACTTTAACATTCCCAAAAGATGGTCCATGGAATTTAGATATAAGAACAGAAGCGTTTAATGCTTATATCACCGATTTACAAATTGCTGGTGTCGATTTTGATACAAACAAAACCAATTTAATATCTCGATTTTATACAACTAACGCATTCCAAGAATTTGACACTAATGATGGAAAGGTTGATAAAGTCCTTAAAATTTATGGTAGAAGTTTTGATGAAACTAAAAAATATATTGACGCAATTCAATATGTTACATCGGTAAACTATAATGTTGGTAATGATATTCCTTCGGGATTATTAACTAATTTGGCCGAAACATTAGGTTGGGGTATTAATATATCACCGATATCTAATACGGCATTTCTTGAATCTGTGTACGGTACGACTGAAAATGCGTTTCCCGCTTACTCAACGTCACAAACAAAACAAGATTTAAATGACCAATATTATAGAAATTTAATTCTTAACTCGTCATATCTTTTTAAATCTAAAGGTACAAGAAAGACCATTGATTTTTTATTGAATTTTGTTGGAGCACCAAAGGCTTTGATTGAATTTAATGAGAATGTTTACCTTGTGGATAATAAAGTTAATATGAATAAATTTAACAATTTATATTCACAGATATCAGGAGGAACATACTCACCAGAATTTACGGTATTAGATGAAACAAATATATATGGGTTTAATGGTTCTACATATACTGCCTATACTATTACTGAAAATGTTGAAAGTGTTACAACAACAAGAAATGATTATCCTGTTGATAATGAAGGATATCCGACAAAACCAACTTATAGTAACGATTTCTTTTTTCAAAAAGGTGAGGGGTGGATTGAGTCAACACCGAGACACAGAAGTCCTCAAATTTTAGTTAATAATGTAAATTTAGTAACAGGACAAACTAGTGTACAAACTGCGTTAGAACCTTTTACTTATGGTGAAAAATATTTACAAAGATTTTTAGATTTCCCATATATGAATTTTGGGTTTAGTCTTAAAAAAGAAATTGATAATAAGAAAAGTTGGTATAATCAAACAAATGATTTAAGGAAAAATACTGATGATGTATTTGACGCATATTATATTAATACTGATGATAGATTAGTTTTAAATGTTAAAAATATTGATTTATTTTTAAATCCTGCACAAGCGTTGGCGTATGATGTTTGGTACTTGTCAAATACTAATAACTACCCGATACCATTTACTGGACTATCATCACCATATCCACAAACAGGCGGAACCGATTGGACATTTATTAATCCTCAACCACAAACCGAAAACTTTTTTGAATTCTATAAAACATTTTGGAGTAATATGATTAATGTTAGAAATAGAATGTTTTCATCGGATGGTAAAACAAGTGGATATCCAACATTACAATCATTATTTTGGAAATATTTAACAATGTATTCTGATACAGGAATTGAAAGTAATAATTTCACATATCAAAATATGATTGAATATATTAATGGGTTAGGTGATTTTTGGGTTAGGCTTGTTGAACAATTTATTCCGGCAACAACAATATGGAATACAGGAACTAAATTTGAAAATTCAATTTTCCACAGACAAAAATTTATTTACAGAAGACAAAGAGGGTGTCAATTTATTTTAGAAGAAATTCCTGGACCGATATCTACGGGTACTATTTTAACCAATAATTGTGATAGTTTAACATTTAATATTGGTGTACCTGATACAAATGTTTTAGGACTCGCGGCAAATGATAAAGCTTTAGAGTTGGCAACTCAAGAAGGTATCGCTAATTATAATATTGTAAGTGCTAATTATGGTTATGTATTTACAATACATAATTCAGATAATAGTATAAGTTATACCTATAGTTATGATAATGGACCAACTTACTATTATCCAAATATATTACCATCAAATAATGATTGGGTAAACACTATTAATCAGGGTATTTTATCGTTTTCTAATTCAGGATTATTAAATTCAACAGGTGTACAAATTATTTACGATTCAACCAATCAAAATTTACAGGTTATTACTTTAAGCTGTGAATTTGATGATACTTGGGTTGTTGATGGATTATACATATTAATACAAGTAACAATAGAAGGAGTATAATGGCATTTCCGTATTACATATCATTAAGTGGGGACTGTACTAATAGTTCAATAGGGGCCGCGACTTTAAGTTTTAGTGGTACCGCACCTTATACAATTGGTTGGGATAATAATTTATTACCAACAGTTACAATAACTGGAAATACAAGAACTTATACAGGGTTAACCGCTGGAACTTATACCTTTAATGTTACCGCATCAACAGTACCTGTTAATGACGTAACAGGACCTGTTAGTTTTGTAATTTTTTCATCTAATACTGCAAATATTATTACAGGCACCAATCCATCATGTAGTACCGATAATGCTTACTTAACAGTTAATATTACTTCTGGAAATCCTACTAATATTGTTTATTTATATAAAGATTATGAATTAATTAATAGTGCTAACACCGTATTTAACGAGGTACTATTTAATAATTTATCCCAAGGGATGTATTATGCCATTATTGGTGGAGAAGGTACTTGTGAGTGTGAAACTGAATCTGTTGTAATACATACTAACCCAAATGTTTTAGATTTTGATTACTATGTAGTTAATAATCCGGCTTGTTCATTAACTAATGGTAAGATTTACATTACTGGAATTACTGGTGTTACACCATATACATATATATGGACTACCAATATACTACAAACTGGAGCGACTACGGTTGTTACTGGACTAACACAAGGTATTTTTAGTTTAACAATTATTGACGGTAATGGATGTTCATTAACTAAAGATATTGCAGTTGCTAACGCAAATCCTTTAGGTTTGGTAACATATACTGTTACATCACCAACCTGTTTTGCGTCTGACGGAGTTATAAATTTTTATATATCAGGTGGTACTGGGCCTTATTTTTATTTATTAAGTAATGGGGATTCGATTGTTACTTATGATACCAATGTTACATTCAGTAATTTAAACTCAGGTGGTTACACATTACAAGTAACTGATGTTGCGTTATGTAATTTTACAACAAGTGTATCATTGGCAGTTCCACAATCATTTTCATATTTATCGACTAATGTTATTAATTCACAGTGTCAATATAATGGTGGGTCAATACTAGCGAATATTTTAGGAGGAACACCTCCTTATACTTATACATTATTAAATAATAGTGGTACAACAAGTATTGTTAACAGTCAATTTACATCAAATAATTTTAGTCAATTAAGTTCTGGGGTATATACCTTAACAATAACTGATTCAAGTAGTGCGTGTACCTACTCTTCAAATGTTACGGTTTTAAATGAAACGTCGTTTGATTTTTCATTAAGTGCTCAAAGTTCATATTGTTCTTTAAATTCTGGAATAATACAAGCAAATGTTGTTCCGAGTACTACCGCAAGTACACTATATACCTATACTTGTAGTAATGGTGATATTTCGGCACCAACAACTGCAACAACATATTCATTTACAAATTTACAACCTGGTAGTTATGATGTATCAGTTTCTGACCTAACTGGTTGTACACAAAATAAAGGTACTATAGTTGATTATATTTCACCTTATAATTTTACATTATTTGGTAGTGATTGTGTTAACGGAAGTGGAGGAACTATAAATGTTTTGATTAGTGATAATGATGGACCTTTTAATTTAATTTGGAGTGATAATGTTAATGGTCAAACAGGTATTAATCTTACGGGTTTAACCGCTGGAACATATACTTTAACCGTTAGTGGTGTTAGTAAATGTGAAACGACTAAAAACTATACAGTAACTTGTAATCCTCCTAGAACGGTTAGCTCAAGTTATTCCTATTCTGTTGGAAGTACATCGTATGTACCATCTTCATTTTTGAATTTTTCAAATATGTTAAGTCGAGGATACTTGAGTTTGATTTCGGGACACCAAGATTGTAAATTAAATTATGCTAGATTTTTCTGTGATATTGAATTAAGTGGTGTTACTTATTCAGGTTCATTTTATACTTCAAAAACTTTAACACAAACTCCATCAATTAGTGCGTTTACTCAAGGTATCACATCATTAGTCAATACGATACCATACATTAAGAGTTATGAAATTAATTTGGACACTAATACTATAAATTTTGAATCCGATGTCATCGGAGGTGTTGAGGTGTATAAAGATGATGTATTAACAATTACCGTAAGAATAGTTTACAAAATTTCGTGTCGTACATAATGTAATTAAAACTATTTATTTTAAATGAGTTTAATTACGATTGATAATCTTAGTGGTACTCCACCATATCTTGTTTATGTATGTGATGTGTATGAATTTTCATGTGTTACAGCAACTACAATTTATGAATATGTACCACCATCAGTTAGTTTTAATGCTCCTGATTCTTTTAAGTACGCACCTAAAGTTTTATTAAAAATAGTTGATTCCACAGGGTGTGTTTTTACACAAGAATACACGTGTGTAACATAAATAAAATTAAGTAATGCCAATCCCACCAAATAAAATAAAATACTCAACGTCCTTTCATCCTAATACGATTAAAGTTAAGGATTGGGTTTTAGGTATTAATGAAGGTGCGGAATATGGGCCAACAAGTGTTACAGGATTTTGGAATTCTATTATACCACCATCAGGTGGTTATACCATGTATGGAAACAAGGCAGTTGCTGGACCATCCATAGTGGTTGCTCAAAACGACTCAGAACTTATTGGTTTTACACAAGGATTTGCAGGTCAAACATTTAGTACGGCTAACGAAGCCTTAGGATGGTACACAGGACAAACAGGACTTATTTGTGTTAACCTTGATTATCCTGATATTGTTACTGACGGATTAACATTATTACTTGATGCTGGTTATGTTTCATCATACCCAAGAAGTGGTTCACGATGGGATGATTTAAGTTTTAGTGGTAACAACGGAACACTAATTAATACTCCAACATTCAATTCAAGTAACAACGGATACCTTACATTTAATGGTAACACTCAATACGTCAACGTTGGAGGAACACCTCTTGGACTATCATCGTATACAAAGAATATTTGGTTTTATTTAAATGGTACTTCAGATAATAATTTATTAAGTAGTGATACTGGTGGACACTTTATGTTCTTTGCTAGCACCAATAAATTATATTGTGGCCACTCAAATTGGGGTGTTTATACGGTTTTCCCATCGGTCACTAACTTTAGTAATGGGGTGTGGTATAATGCGTGTGTAACTTTTGATACCACAAATGGATTTGTATTATATGTTAATGGTGTTCAAGATAATACATACACAGCTCAAAAGACACCTATTGGGGGTAATGGCTCAACAAGGATAGGAGCATTTGGTGCTGGAGGTAATCTATTAAATGGTAGAGTTTCAGTTGCCATGACTTACAATAGAGTATTAAGTTCTACAGAAGTTTTAAAAAACTTTAATTCATTTTCATCAAGATTTATTTCACCATCACCTACACCAACAACAACGGTTACTCCAACAATAACACCTACAATAACACCGACAGTAACTCCAACTAACACTCAAACTAATACTCCTACACCAACAATTACCCCAACAAATACTCAAACACCGACAAATACAATTACACCAACACCTTCAGTCACCCCAACAAAAACAGCGACACCTACCCCATCAGTAACCCCAACAATTACACCTACTAATACATTAACACCAACACAAACACCGACTAATACAATTACACCGACAATAACTCCTACTAATACCCCAACACCAAGTGTTAGTCCAATACCTGCTACAGGTGTTACATTCTCTCAAACATTTACAAATAATGCCGCACCAGGAA